CCTTCTATTGGATAACAGGCGTGCAGCTGCAATCAACGCTGTTTTAATATGTTTTTCAGTTGGTTGAACCGGAGCGAGCGCGGCGGGTCCTTCCAGCCCGGCCTGCACGGGTACGCCGCGAGCGCGGGATTTCGCTAGGGACAGAGTTGGAATGTCCATTTCGTTTCGTTTTTTCGGTGCTGTTATTGAGTAATCTCAACAGCTTCCAGAAATCAAAAAACGAAATGGGTCGGTCAAAAAAACGAAATGGGTGTGTTTATGAAAATAGAACTGATGCCGGTGGATCAGGTGCTTCCGTATGCACGAAATCCACGAATTAACGCGCACGCGGTGGAGAAAGTCGCGGCTTCCATCAAGGAGTTTGGCTTCCGCCAGCCGATTGTCGTGGATGGTGAAATGGTCATTGTCGTCGGCCATGTCCGATACGAGGCGGCGAAACGGCTGGGGCTGAAAAAGGTGCCGGTGCATATCGCTACCGACCTCACGCCGGAGCAAATCAAAGCCTATCGCATCACGGACAATCGCGTGGGCGAGGAATCGGAATGGGACAAGGCGCTTCTGCAGCTGGAAATCGTAGAGCTGGAGGAAGCGGCATTTAGCGCGGAGTTATTGGGGTTCAACGATGAAGAACTGCGGGACATCAAGGCCTCGGTGGATGGCCTGCTGGAAGATGGTTTTGGCTCAGACGATGATGATGACATCGAGGAAGCCGACACCACCGCACGCATCGGCGCATACAGTTTCCCTATCCCGCGTGAGCAATACCTCGAATGGCTGGAGGACATCAAACAATCCGCCGGGTTCGAGAAAAAGGAAATCATCGCAGAACTTAAACGGCGGTTAGGATTATGAAACTGGTCGATGTCACAGAGATTGAACCCTCTACTTACAACCCGCGTGTTGCTGACCCGGCGCGGCTTGATCTGATTGAACTGTCACTGCGTAAGCTCGGCTTCCTCCTGCCGCTTTACGCAACACCCGACGGTGAAATCATTTCCGGCCACCAGCGTCATCATGTGGCGTGCCGGATGGGGGCGAAACAGGTGCCGCTGGAAGTCACCCGGTCGATGGATTTAGCGGAGCGTAAGGGCGTGAACGTGGTGTTTAACCGCGCCACCAACGACCTCGGTCAGAGCGACACGGTAGCGAAAATTAACGAGCAGCTGAAGGCAACGGACGTGCGGAAGCTGGCGGAGTGCATTCCCGATAAGGAGGTGAACACGCCGGAGTTTTACCCATGCCTGAATGCAAAGATGCACCCCATCGCACCGTTTCTGAAAGCAAATCAGGGACGCTGGAAAGCCTACTCGCTCAACATTGCTAAAACGCTCAAGCGGCGCGGCATCACCATGCCTATCGTCGCTACGCGGGATTACCGGGTCGTAAACGGGATAGGTAGGTTACAGCACGGTGCTGAACTGGGGCTTGCACAGGTTCCGGTCGTGTTTGTCACCGACGAGGAAGGCAAACTAGCGGAAGCCATGCTGAATTACCTCTCGATGGATTTTGACATCCACCGTCGCTACGAAGATTTGCTGCGGCATAATTCGTTCCGCCGCCTCCGGCAGGTTCGCAACAACCTTGGCCGTGGTTTCATCTTCGCGGTTGCCGGTGATTCGACCGCTAAGGCATTCGACATGGATAATCAGGCGAACCGTGATCGCTGGATTAAGCAGCATGGCCGGTGTGTGCTGGATTTCGGCGCAGGCCATTTGCATGAAACGCGCATCCTGCGGAAGCTGGGTATCAGCGTCACGCCGTTCGAGCCGTACCGGGTGAATGAAGGCGATGAGATTGATAAGGCGCAGAGTCTTGCGCTGACGCGGGAGTTTTTGCACGCCATTGGCACGGACAAGCTGCGCTGGTCGTCCATCTTCATATCCAGCGTGCTGAATAGCGTGCCGTTCCAAGCTGACCGGCAGCATATCGCCTGCATCTGCGCGGCGCTGGCGGATGATGCCACACGCCTCTACGCGGTGGCATCGGCCAGCAACCATATCAACCTCAAGCAGCTGAGTGGTTACCATTCGCTGAATGAGCGGCAGTCCGGCGCGGTACTGTTCAAGCTGGATTACGAACCGGGCATCACGCTCGGTGACATCGCTACATCGCCCAAGGTGCAGAAGTACCATTCGCAAAAAGAGTTCTACGAATTGTTCAAGGAATTCTTTGCCAAGGTGCAGGTGAATGAAAGCAACAGTAACGTGCAAGCCGTATGCTCTAAGCCACTGGCTATCAATCCGAAAAGACTGAAAGCAGCTATCGCCTTTGAGTTCGACCTACCGTATCCTGACGGTAGCCGCATGGGGCTTGTGGAGGAAGCCATTACTGCCTTTGAACAACGGCTGGGAATGAAGTTATGATTATCTTGCTCGACCTGAATTACACGCTGGTAGCTAACAGCACGGAAAAGAAACGCCCGTTTGCCATGCAGATTCAGCATGAAAAATACCGCGAATGGCTGGTGAGTCTGGTTGCGCCATACCACACCATCCTGATGACAGCGCGGCCTGAAATGCACCGGCAGGCCACGCTCGATAGCATCTATTTCAAGGTCGGGTGGACTCCGCAGGAGGCGTTTTTCAACCGTTACCACAAGCCACCGCATGAGGCGAAACGCATCATGCTGGAGCAGCATGTCTTTCCGAAGCATGGGCAAAACGCGCCATATCTAGCGATTGAAAGCAATCCCCGCACGCACGCGATGTATGCGGAGTACGGCATTCCTTCGATCAAAATAGTTGAGAACGAACAATGGACAGAACTACCGATAACGCCATCCACATCCCCAAAGAGTGGACATTCGAGAACGCCTCGGTAGCCAAAGGATTTAACCTGCATGTGCGTGAGCAGCTGCCGTGGTATGATCTGGTTACCGGCGCGGTGGCGCATATCGCCCGTCATTACATCCCGCAAGGTGGGCTGGTCTATGACATCGGCGCATCCACCGGCAATATAGGCCGTTCGCTGGAAGCTGCCCTCGCGCAGCGGCAGGCGCGGCTGGTGCCGATTGAGCCAAGCGCGGAAATGTGCGCCCGGTATGATGGTCCCGGCAAGGAGAACCTCATCCAGATGGATGCCTGCCGCTATGACTTTGAGCCGTTTGATGTCGCCATTTGCTATCTGGTGATGATGTTCATGCCGGTGGGTGCGCGTGCCGCCTTCATCGCCAAGCTGAAAGCAGCGTTGAAGCCCGGTGGAGCCATCATCATCGTGGACAAATGCCAAGCGGCCACCGGCTATCAGGCAACAGTGCTATGGCGGCTGACGCTGGCTGGCAAAGTGGCTGCCGGGGTGGAAGCAGAACAAATCATTGCCAAAGAACTGTCACTCGGAGGGGTGCAGCGACCGCTTGACCCTGTGATGCTGGGTGATGATGCCGCAGAATGGTTTCGATTCGGAGAGTTTGCAGGATGGGTCATCACGTCATGACAGGAATTCCTTATGCAGATTCTCCACAAAGTCGCCGTGATCGCACGGTTTTTGAACCTGACCGAGCGACGAGTGCAGCAGCTGGCGCGGGATGGAATCATCCCCAAACCAGAGAAAGGCAAATATGACCTGGTACGCTGCGTTCAGCAGTATGTGCAATATCTGCAAGACCGCGCCTACGGGAGCGGCGTTTCCGCGCAGGATACGCACCACGAACGCGCACGCCTGATTAAAGCGCAGGCAGACAAAACAGAATTGGAAGTGGCCACCATGCGTAACCAGCTGGTGGCGATTGAATCCGTGGAAACCGATTGGCTCCAGCATATCAGCGCCTGCCGGATGCGGCTTTTGGCGCTGCCGACCAAAACAGCCTTTCAGATCGCCGTGATGCAGGAACCCGCCGAAATCGAGCGGTTCCTAAAACACAGCATTTATGAGGCGCTAACCGAACTCGCCAAAGATGATGACGCAACCGACACTGTATCAGAAGCTGCGGCGGAAGGTGGCGTTGGCATGGATGCCGCCCCCGGAACTGACAGTAAGCCAGTGGGCAGACACGCACCGAAAACTAAGCCCGGAGGCAAGCGCCGAACCCGGAAGATGGAGGACTGACCGAGCGCCATACCAGCGCGGAATGATGGATGCGGTGAATGAACCCGGCGTGCGCGAGGTGGTGTTTATGACCTCGGCGCAAATCGGAAAAACCGAGATTCTGAATAATATTCTCGGCTATTTCGTTCACCAAGACCCGTCGCCCATCCTGTTTATCCAGCCGACGCTAGAAATGTCGGAGGCATGGAGCAAAGACCGCCTCGCACCGATGATTCGAGATACAGAGGCGCTGGGCAATCTGTTTAAGGATTCCAAGACCCGCAACAGCGACAACACGCTGCTGCATAAGAAATTTACTGGCGGTCACCTGACGATGGCGGGAGCAAACAGCCCTTCGTCGCTGGCAAGCAGGCCTATCCGCATCGTGCTGTTGGATGAGGAAGATCGTTACCCATCCTCAGCCGGTGCGGAAGGCGACCCCGGTTCGCTGGCGCAGAAACGCACCACGACTTTCTGGAATCGGCTGCTGGTGTCGGCCAGCACGCCGACCATCGAGGGCGAAAGCAAGATTGATGCACGGTATCAGCAAAGCGACATGCGCCGCTTTCATGTGCCATGCCCGGAATGCAAAAAATTTCAGGTGCTGTGCTGGGCGCAGCTGAAGTTCGATAAGGCCAAGCCGGAAGCGGCTTATTACGAGTGCGAGCATTGCCAAGCGAAGCTGCGCGAAAGCGATAAGCAATGGATGCTGGCGCGTGGTGAATGGTGGGCATCTGCCCCGTTTAACGGCGTTGCAGGCTTTCATATTTCAGAGCTTTACAGCCCGTGGGTGCGCTGGTCGGAAATGGTGACAAGTTTCCTGAAGGCCAAGCGCCTGCCGGAAACGCTGAAAGTGTGGGTCAATACCAGCCTTGGCGAAACATGGAAGGAAGCGAGCGAAGGCATCGACGCATCCGGTCTGCTAGGGCGCAAGGAAAACTGGGGACGTGTCGCGCCTGATGGTGTGGTGGTCATCACCGCTGGCGTGGACGTGCAAGGCGACCGGCTGGAAGCGGAAGTGATTGGCTGGGGCGTTGGTCAGGAAAGCTGGTCGCTGCAATACCATGTCATCCACGGCGACCCGGCACAGAACAAAGTATGGGAAGACCTCGACAAGGTGCTGGGGCAGACCATACCTCGTGCGGATGGCGGCACGTTATCGGTGCTGGCGGCCTGTGTGGATACGGGCGGTCATCACACGCAGAAAGTCTATGAATTCTGTAAACGCCGGGAACATGCGCGGGTGTATGCGATCAAAGGCGCATCCACGGCAGGCAAACCGCTGGTGAGTAAATTCAGCAAGGCCAACAAGCTGCGCGTGAAGCTGTTCACCCTCGGCACCGATACGGCAAAGCAGATGATTTACTCGCGGCTGAAGATTCACCAGCCGGGTCCGGGCTATTGCCATTTCCCGGCTGACTACCCGGAGGAATACTTCCAGCAGCTCACCGCCGAGCGGATTCAGACCAAGTTTATCAACGGCCACCCGACGCGGGTGTGGGTGATGCCGAAAGGAAAACGCAACGAGGCGCTGGATTGCCGTGTGTACGGGCTGGCCGCGCTGCACATCCTGAACCCGAATTTGGATGCGCTGCGGAGCGAACAGGAACGGCAGAACCTGAAGAAACAAGAAGCCGAGCCACCAGCCACCAAGACCGAGGGCTGGATTGGCTACGACGATTGGAACTTTAACTAACTACCAAATAGGGAGAGGATCAGATGTGCTAAATCCAGTCACGCCGTATTGCGGATGAGCAGAAAGCGTAACACTAGAAAGGTTCATTCCAGCCTTATTCTTACGATTTCTTATTACATACCCATCCTGATAGGATGTCCTGTGCTGCTGCAATTTCATAAAAACAATGTCAAAAAAATTGACCATTTTATTGATGATTAGCACCACGTCATCAGCGGGAATCTCCATGATTTCCCTACCAGTGTGTTTTAGCCGGAGCTTGTCGCCGTAGAGTATAAAATCGGCATGGGAAACCGCATTGCGAATGGGAGCGTGAAACGTGGCATTCAGCAGCGTTTTGATTTCGGGATGCCCTAACGTAACCGCTTTATCACATATCTGTTGAACCTTGGATTTTACAGATGGTGGAACACCTTTTCGGTATTGTTCAAGAAAACTAAAAACCTTTGGAGGACTCTCGAATTCGATGGTGAGAAGCATGTTGTACAGCACATGATAGAGGTAGCTTGCCTCGGTAATTTGGCAGTACATCAGCAGCAACAAGCGCATCTTTGTATAATCCTCTAAAGGAGTATTTACGATGCTTACGATGTCACGCATTAACTGGCGCGTTTCATTAATTGGTTGCCATCCTGCATCCTCAATTCCGGAGTTAATTCCGAGCAATGCAAAGACATAGGCAAATTCATCCTGCGCTTTAGCCGCTTGAAACAGTTTTTCTACCGCCTCAACAGCGGTTTTTGAAAACGCATCTACTTCGTTCATTTCTAACTCAAAAATAAGGTTTTTTTATGGGACTGACGCTATCACAAGCGCAGGCTGCACTCAATGCGTGGATTGCGGCGGATTTAGCCGTGGCCAAAGGTCAAAGCTATTCCATGAACGGGCGAAGTCTGACCCTCGCCAATACACGGGAAATACGGGAGCAGATTCAATACTGGGAGCGCCGCGTCGCCACCCTTGAATCAGCGAATCAAAACCAACAAGCAGCCTTAGCGGATTTCAGCGATGACTAACTTATTCGACAAAGCCATAGAGGTATTCTCACCCGAATCTGCGCTACGCCGGGAAACCGCCCGGTGGATTCTGAAGCACCAGCGTGCCTATGAAGCAGCCCAACCATCGCGCCTGCGGAAGATTAAAACCGACCCCGGCAGCGGTGATGCGGTGGTGGAACGCGCCGGGGAATCGCTGCGCCTGCAAGCTCGCTTTCTCGATGAAAACCACGACCTCGCACGCGGCGTGCTTAACTGCCTCGTTAATAACGTCATCGGGCGCGGCATTACTGTGGAACCGCAGGTGAAGCTGCCGAGCGGCGAACTCGCCAAACCCATTAACGACCAGCTGCTGGATTTATGGGATGAGTGGATTTGCCTGCCGGAAGTGACGTGGGAACTGCACTGGAACCAGATGCTGCGTCTAGTGGCGCGTTGCTGGTTTCGCGATGGTGAAGTGCTGGTGAAACATATCGAAGGCACCAACGCCGCCCTCGATCATGGAACCGCCGTGCCGTACTCGCTGGAATTGATTGAAGCGGATTATCTGCCCTTTGATTACACCGACGACAAAAAGCGCATCATTCATGGAGTAGAGAAAAACGCATGGCGCAGGCCGCGCGCGTATTACCTCTACAAGGAACATCCCGGCGATAAGCACAGCTTCGTCACCCGGCAGGACACCAAACGCTATCCGGCAGAGAAAATCATCCATCTGAAGATTACCGACCGCATCGCGCAGACACGCGGCGTTTCCATCTTCGCCAGCGTGATGACGCGCATGGAGGATATTAAGGATTATGAACTTTCCGAGCGGTTGGCGGCGAAGGTTGCGGCCAGCATTTGCGCGTATGTGCGGAAGAACCTTGATGCCCCCACCAATCCGCAAAGCGTCGATGCGGCGGGTAACCGCCTGTTGAAAATGCAGCCGGGGATGATTTTCGACAACCTGCTGCCCGGTGAGGAAATCGGGATGATTGATAGCAATCGCCCCAATGCCATGCTGGAGCAATTCCGAAACAGCCAGCTGCGTGCGGTCGCTGCCGGAACCAGCACCAGCTATTCCAGCATATCGAAGGATTACAACGGCACTTACAGCGCCCAGCGTCAGGAACTGGTGGAACAATCCGTCCATTACGGCGTGCTGCGCGACCATTTCATCGAACGCTGCGTGCGCCCGATATGGGAACGGTTCGTGGATATGGCGGTACTATCCGGCAAGCTGGAACTGCCTGAAGGCAGCATCAACCCGCGCACCCTGTGGAATGCAGGGTTTCAGGGACCGACTATGCCGTGGATTGACCCGAAGAAAGAAGGTGAAGCCGAGCAGCTGGCCGTATCCGCCGGGTTCAAATCACGGTCGCAGGTTATCCGCGAGCGTGGCGGCAATCCGCAGGATGTATTCGAGCAAATCAAACAGGAACGCGCACAGGAAGAAGAAGCAGGCCTGAGCTTTACCAGCAGTGCCAGCAAGCCTGCGGCGGCAACCAAAACACCCGAAAAGGAAGGAGAACCCGATGACGAACAACCCGGAAATACTGACACGAACGCTTGAGCTTACCTCCCGCTCCATCGTTGACGCTGAAAGCCGCCTTGTGCGGCTTTCTTTTTCTTCGGAGGAACCCGTCACCCGGCAGAGCTTCTTCAGCGACGCGTGGGTGGAGGTGCTGGGTCATGACGATGGCGAAGTGGATCTGGAGCGGCTGAATAACAGCGCCCCGGTGCTTTACAACCATGACCGCAGCGAAGGCGCTAACCGTATCGGCGTGGTGGAACGTGCATGGCTGGAAAATGGCCGTGGTTATGCAGAAATCCGCCTAAGCCGCCGCGCTGAAGTGGAAGGCCTGTGGCAGGACGTGCGCGATGGCATCCTCCGCAACGTGTCGGTGGCCTACCGCATTAACGAGCGCAAACTCACCGAAGAACACAAAGATAAACCAGACGTTTACCGCGTTGTCCGTTGGACGCCGATGGAAATCTCGCTGGTCGATATTCCCGCTGATCCCACTGTTGGGGTTGGCCGGAAACTGGAGGCCGAAATCCTCCAGCCTCAACCCCAACCAACCCAAAAGGAGAATCTAATGCCTGAATCTGTGAAAGAACCGCAAGCCCGCACCGAACCCGATATGGAAACGGTGCGCGGTGATGCAATGGCCGAAGGTGCAAAGCGTGCGCTGGAGGATGAAAAGAAACGTCGTGGCGATATTCGCACCCTGTTTGCCAACCACCCCGACCATGACAAGGTGCGCGATGCGTGCCTCGATAACCCAGAAGTGGATGTGAACGAGGCGCGTAAGCAGCTGCTCGATGCCATTGGCAAGCGCGAGGAACCGGTTGCGACCGGGCAACGTATCGAAATGGGACGGACCGAGGTGGAGAAGTTCGCCCGTGCTGCCGAAGATGCGGTTGCCTTCCGTGCCGGTATCGCTGGCAAAGACAGCGAGCCTTCCGAGTTCCGGGGCTATACGTTGCTGGAGTTGGCGCGTAAATCCTTGGAAGTGCGCGGCGTGCGCGTGCATGGGCTGGATAAGCGCGAACTGGTAGCGCGTGCCTTCACCCATTCCAGCAGCGACTTCCCCAAAATCCTTGAAAACAATGCCCGTAAAGCAATGCTGCGCGGGTATGGCGAGGCCGAGGAAGTCTTCTCGATGTTTACCCGTGTCGGCAACCTGTCCGATTTCAAAACGCACAGCCGCGTTGGTTTGGGCGTGTTTGAAACGCTGGATAAGATTCCCGAAGGCGGTGAATACAAGCACGGCACGATTGGTGAACGTGGGGAAACCATCCAGCTGGCCACCTACGGCAAGCTGTTTGCCATCACCCGCCAAGCCATCATCAATGATGACCTGACCGCTTTCACGGATATTCCGCGCAAGATGGGACGTGCCGCCTCACGCACCGTCGGGGATATTGTGTGGAAGGTGCTGACCGGCAACCCCACCATGTCCGACGGCGTGACGCTGTTCCATACGGCCACGCATAAAAACCTTGCCGCCTCCGGCACGGTGATTAACGCGACCAACGTGGGCGCGGCGCGTACAGCCATGCGTAAACAGAAGGATGGCGCGGCGACTCTCAATATCCGTCCGCAATATCTTCTGGTGCCTGCGGCGCTGGAGGATACGGCACGGGTGCTGATGGCATCGGAAACCGACCCGGCTTCCACCAACAGCCGTGTGCCGAACCCGGTGCGCGGTTCGCTGGAAATCATCGTGGATGCGCGTTTGGATGAGGCATCAGCTACCGCATGGTATCTGACCGCCGACCCGAACCTGTTCGACACGATTGAGGTGGGTTACCTCGATGGCGTTGCCGCTCCGTTCCTCGATCAGCAGGACGGTTGGACGGTGGATGGTGTGGAATACAAAGTCCGCATTGATGCTGCCGCCGCGCCGCTCGAATACCGCACCATGTATAAAAACCCCGGCGCGTAAACCACCTAAAGACCAAAGCAACCAGCGGCTTCATGCCGCTTTTTTTATGCCTGTAACAAAGGAGAAATCACTATGGCTAAAAACTTCATCCATGAGGGCGATGTCCTCAATTACACCGCCGGGGCGAATATCGCCTCCGGCCAGTTCGTGCTGATTGGCGCGATTGGTGGCGTGGCAATCGGTGCTATCGCCAACGGTGCGACGGGCGCGGTGCGCGTCAAAGGCGTGTTCAGCGTCCCGAAAGCCAGCGGCGCGGTAACCCAAGGAGCCAAGCTCTATTGGGATGCCACCAACTCTGTGCTTACGACCACCGCCTCCGGCAATACGATTGTCGGCGTGGCGGCGGCAGCGGCGCAAAGTGGCGACGCAACGGTGCAAGTCCTCCTGAATGTTGGGCTTTAAGCCCATGACATTCTTGGATGACATGCACGGTCATCACCAAACCCTACTGAAGGCGCTGGATGGGCGCGAGGTCACCTACACCCCTGATGGGGGAACGCCTCGCGTCCTATCCGGCATGTTGCAGGCCTATTCTGAATTGGTCGGCGGCGAATCGGTGGATGTGGTGGTGGCGAACCCGGTGTTATCGGTGCGAACACAGGACATTCCCGAAATCCAGACCGGCGACCAGTTCACGGTGGATGGTCAGGATTACGAAGTCGCTGTGATTCGCCCGGATAGCGAAGGCATCACCGAACTCATTTTGGAAAAACTATGACACACGCCCGCACGCAGATACGGCAGGCGGTGGTGAACCTGCTTGCCGGGAACACTGCCGCCGGAAGCCGGGTTTATGCCTCCCGCGTTTATGCGCTGGATGACCCAAAACTACCGGCATTGCTCGTGTTCACGCCGCAGGAAGGCATGGGGAATCCCTCCATGCAGCGGCCACGCACGCAGCAGCGCAATCTTCAGCTGGTGATCGAAGGGTATGTGAAGGCCAGAGGTGATATTGATGCCGAGGCCGACGCATTGGCGCTGGAGGTGGAGCAAATCATCGGCGCTGACCCGACCCTTGGCGGGTTGGTGAAGGATGCCACGCTCGACACCACCAGCACCCAGCTTTCAGGCGAAGGAGAAAAGCCCGTCGCCATCATCAGCCTGACTTTCGCAGTGCTTTACTGCGTCAAAGAAAACGTGCCTCAGACGCTCGTTTAACCCCACTCAACCCAACATTAGGAGAAACATTATGGCTACCCACGCTGGCAGCGAGGGGAAGGTCTTTATTGGCACTTCCCAAGTCGCAGAAGTCAAATCTTGGTCACTCGAAGTGACCTCCGACACGGTGGACGCATCCATCATCGGCACGCAATGGCGCAAAAACCAAGCCACCATCAAAAGCTGGTCAGGCAGTTTTGATGCGTTTTGGGATGAAACCGACACCACCGGCCAAGGTGCGTTGGAAGTCGGCGCGACCGTTACCCTCAATCTCTACCCGGAAGGCAATGCCTCCGGCGCGACGTATTGGACAGGTGACGCAATCGTGACCTCCATCGCCTACAGCGGCTCCTTCGATGGAATCGTAGAAGCCACCTTCAGCTTCACCGGCACGGGTGCGCTGGATGAAGAAACCGTCACACCATAAGGAGGCATCATGCGTACCATTGACCAAGTAAAGAAACACTATCAGGCACAAGAGCGCGTGGTTATCTCCGTTCCCGAATGGGGCGAAGGTGAAGCGCCGCTCGAAATTAACATTTTCCCGATGACGATGGCGGAGGCCAGCCTTATCCAGCGCATGTCTGGCAAGAAGGCCTCCAACATTGAAAGCGCGGTCAATTCCCTGATAGTGAAAGCCCGCGATAAGGACGGCAATCGCCTGTTCAAAGTCGAGGACAAGGAAACGCTGCTCAATTTTGCGGATTGCCGCGTGATTCTTCGCATTAACGAGGAAATCGAGCGCCACTTCTTCAAAAACGTGGAGCAAGCCAAGGGAAACTCCGAAGCGACCCCATCCGACACTGCCAGCTGATGCTGGCGTACCGCCTCAGCAAACCACTCTCAGAAATCGAGCAAATGACAACCGCTGAGTTCGCGGAATGGGTCGCCTTTTTTCAACTTCAACAGGAACAGATGGGTAAATCTCATGGCCGCGTTCGGTAGTGCAGAATTTATCATCCGCGCCATTAACAAAACGCAGCAGACATTCGCGCAAATTAACAATGGCGTGAATGATATGGATAAGCGGTTCAAGCGCCTCAGTGGTGGCTTGAACCGCATTGGCGGCTTGATGGCCACGGCTTTCGTGGGCAAGCAGGTCACCGATACCATCACCAAGTTTGAAAAACTTGAAGCCAGCCTGCGAACGGTTACCGGCTCGGCGGATAATGCGAGTGTAGCCTTTGGCTTCATTGAAAAGTTTGCGGCGGAAACTCCGTTTCAGTTGGAGGAAGTCGTCGATGCTTTCATTAAGCTGAAGGCGCTGGGTCTTACTCCGTCCGAGGAAGCCCTCACGTCTTACGGCAACACCGCAACGGCGATGGGGAAATCCCTCAACCAGATGATTGAAGCGGTGGCGGATGCCACTACAGGCGAATTTGAGCGCCTGAAGGAATTCGGCATTAAATCCCGCGTGCAAGGCGAACAGGTGACGTTCACCTTCCGAGGGGTCAGCACGACCGTCGGCAAGAACGCCAAAGAAATCGAAGGCTACCTGCGCTCTATCGGCGATGTGCAGTTTGCCGGCGCAATGCAGGAACAGGCAGGCACGCTGAATGTGGCACTTTCCAACATGGGCGATGCGTTCGCCAAGCTGGTGAAAGCCATTGGCGATGCAGGCCTGACTGACATTCTGATTTTCCTTGCCGATAAGGTGCGCTGGCTGGCGCAGGTGATTACGGATTCCATCGAGCCGTTCGGGCTGGGATTTAAGGCTTTCATCGCGGAGGTGATTAAATTCGGCAACCTGTTCATTGCCGTGTTCAAAGGCGTAGGCGATGCGTTCAGCGCATTCGGCGACGCTATCTCCAACCGCTTTGAGGCGCTGGGGCAAGACCTTAAGAATTTCGTAGAAAATCCGCTGGGCGGTATTTCTTTCGAGAACACTCGCAAGGCGCTGGAAACCGGCCTTGCCGATGCAATGGGGCAAGCCTTCGATAAGGCGCTGGCGGAAGCGAAACAGTTTAACGCCGACATTGACGCGCAAATCCAAGATGCGGCCATGAAAATCGTGGATGCGCGGAATGCCAAGAACAAGTCGCTCGATAGCCTGTTTCAGGAAACCAAAGAGCCGGAAAAGGTCAAGGAAACGGCGAAGGAAGTGAAGTCCTTCAATAAGCTCCAGCAGGAGGCGCAACGCATCATTGAGGCCACGCGCACGCCACTGGAAAACTACAACAAGGAAATGTCGCAGCTGAATGTGTTGCTGGAGAAAGGCTACATCAATCAGGAAACCTTTGGGCGTGCGACCGAACAGGCAGCGGAGCGCCTGAATAAATCCACGAAAAAGACCGGCGAAACGATTGAAGGCGAATTCGATAGGATTGGCGAAAGCATGGAAGGCACGATTGCCGACTCGCTGGATGCCATTAGTGGTCGTTTCGATAGCTTCGGCGATTTCTTCACCGGCATGTTGTCTGACCTGAACCGCTCATTGCTGAAATGGGCGCTGAATGACCTCGGTATTACCGGCAAAGGCGGCTTTATCGAGGATATTTTCGGCTCCATCAAAGGCATTTTCGGTGGTGGTGGCAGTAGCGGCGGTGGCTTGGGTGGTATCCTCGGCGGCATTGGCGACTTCTTCGGCGGCTTCTTCGCTAAGGGCGGCAGGTTGAAGCCCGGTCAGTTCGGCGTGGTGGGTGAACGTGGTCCCGAACTCGCATACGCCGGAAACGCGCCGCTGAATATCACGCCAAACAGCGCACTCGGCGGCGGTTCGCCCATCACTATCAACATGAACGTGCAAACCCCCGATGTTCGCAGCTTCCGGCAAAGCCAAAGCCAGATTGCGGCGGATATGGCGCGTTCCATTGAACGCGCAAGGAGGAATTTATGATTTAGCGCCAAGGGTCAACAGCAGGATGCAAGGCATTCTGCAGTTCTTCTTCGGAGAATTTTGTCAAAAGAATTGGAATATGATCCCACACGAAATCATACACTGTATGAGGCCATTCCATCATATTTCCAGAGCCAGAAATTCGCTTCATTAGCCCTTTATCAACCAATGAGCGCGCATAGGCATTATCTATGCGAACATTGATGGTTTGGCTGTTTGTGTAATAGCAACCCGCGAGGATTGCCGCCTCATATACAGATAGCCTATCCAATGAAGCGAGAGCGGCGCTTCTTTTAGCCTTAATTCTCAGTTTGCCAGAAACAGCTGACCATAATTTTAATACGAGATTAACTCCCAAGATTGCGACTGAAAATAGAGCGCCAAGGCCAAAGTATGGCCTGAACTCGTTCCGCAAATGTTCGATTCCTAGAGTCACGGCATAATCTTCGGGAATAATCAATATCCCGCCAGAAAGACACGCAACGACGAACCACCACCGCAGTGGAAGCTTTGTCACGTCCAAAAATTTTAACCATTCAAGACCAACCATAATGAGAATTTAACATGAGTTTCGTAGAAGTCCAATTCCCCACCGACATCAGCTACGGCGCGAATGGTGGTCCGATGTTTATGACGGATGTGGTGGCCACTGTATCCGGGCATGAGCAACGCAACAGCAAGTGGAGCCAAGCGCGTGCGCGGTATAATGCCGCCTCCGGCGTGAAAACCGAAACGCAATGGCAGGTGCTGATTGCCTTTTTCCGTGCGCGGCGTGGCAAGGCGGTGGGGTTCCGCTTTAAGGATTGGAGCGATTTCAAGGCGGTGAACCAGCCGCTGCAATCCCTCGGCGGCGATGAATACCAGCTGGTGAAGCGGTATGTGAGCGGCGCGGTGGTGTCGGAGCGCATTATCAGCAAGCCGGTCGCTGGCACAGTGAAGCTCTATAAAAACAGCATCCTACAAGCGAGTGGCTGGAGCGTGGACACGGCCACCGGCATCATCACTACCGCCCATACCGGCACGCTCACGGTGGATTTTGAATTCGATGTGCCGGTGCGCTTCGATACCGACGAGCTGGGGCTTTCGATGGATAGCTTCAATGCCGGTAGCTGGAACAACATCCCGCTAATCGAGGTGCGCGTATGAGAGTGATTTCACCGCAGCTTGAGGCGCATTTTGGCAGCAACATGACCACGCTCGCAACCTGCTGGAAGATTATCCGGCTTGATGGCGAAGAATTGGGCTTCACCGATCACGACCAGGTATTGACCGTCGATGGACTGGATTACGATTCCATCGCCGGGTTCACGCCGACCACGGTGGAAAGCAAATCCAATATGAGCGTGGATAATTTAGAGGTTGAAGGCCAGACATTCCCCTCCAAAATCACAGAATCCGACCTGCTGGCCGGGATGTATGATTATGCCGAGATTGAGATTTTCACCGTCAATTATGAAGACCTGAGCCAAGGAAAACTGGTGGTGAAGCGTGGGCGGCTGGGCGAAGTGACGCTCAACCAGCAGCTTTTCACTGCTGAGGTGCGCGGCCTGACGCAGCATTTAAGCCAGACCATCGGCGAAGTGTATTCGCCATCATGCCGCGCCGTGCTGGGGGATGCGCGGTGCAAGAAATCGCTCGCCGGGTTCACCATCACCACGACCGTCACGGCGGTTACCAGTAACCAGACCTTCACCGCATCGGCACTCACGCAGGCGGCGGGGTATTTCACGGGTGGCGAAGTCGAATGGACGAGCGGCAATAACGATGGGCGGCGCATGGAGGTGAAGGAATTCGCCTCCGGCCAGCTGGTGTTGGCGCTGCCAATGGGGAAATCCATCCAAGTCGGCGATGGGTTCAAGGTAATCGCCGGGTGCGACAAAACCCGCGAAACCTGCCGTACCAAGTTTAGTAACATTCTTAATTTCCGGGGAGAGCCGGACGTGCCGGGAGTCGATCAGCTTTTGATGACCGCAGGCACAATGGATAAGGGCAATCGCAATGGCTAGAGTTTCATCATCGCAAATCGTCGTGCAGGCACGCACATGGCTTGGCACGCGCTATCACCATCAAGGGCGGCTCAAGAAATCGGCGGCGGGTCCGGGCGGCGTGGATTGCATCGGCCTGATTGTTGGCGTGGCCGATGAGTTGGGCTTACAGGATGGCGCTGGCAATCCGCTCTCGCGTGCGGATGAAACCGATTATTCCATGTACCCGGAGCGTGGGCGGCTGGTTGGCTGCATCGAGAAATACCTGTGCCCCATACCGCTTGATAAAATGTCTGAGGGCGATGTGCTGCTTTTTCGCACATTCAAAGACCCGCAGCATGTGGCGCTGCTTTCCATTTATCCGACCGGTGGGCTTGGCCTGATTCATTGCAATTCCAGTGCTGGCCGGGTGGTCGAGCAGCCGCTTTCCGACACATGGCGGCGGATGCTGACCCATGCCTACCGCTTCAAAAACAAACAACTGCAATCATTAAAATGACTCAAGACCAGATGTCCCGTGGATCAAGGCTGAAAGAGCGGTGTTTATCGAGGTCTGCTAAAAAGCTATCCTGTAATTCCTTACCAAGACGCTTGAAGCAATATGCTCCAGCCATAGCAGTAAAGGCTTCTAAGATTTTTGCCATGTCAGGCACGAAAGTTGAAATGTTGCCTTCTACTGTTTTGCCATGAGCAAGGTATAAGGCTTCACGGTAATTAGCCTTTCCTCGGAATCTGAAAGCTTGATGCATGAATGAAATACATTGCTTCTTTAATCGCTCATCACGCAAAGTTCGCGCCTTTTTAGTGCGGAAATCTGTGACATCTAAATCCTTAAACGCCTTATCACGCCTAATATCTAACTCGGTCTTCCATTGCCACCAATTTCGCGTACCTGACAAATATCCGCAAATAGCTTGATGTGCTTCTGAAGGTGTCGTCGGGGTGTTTACTAGATTAATCTTCGGTCCTTTTCTGATGGCATCAATTTGAATGTCTGCATCAGCCTTCACTAAAGTTGTCACTCGCAGGTCAAAAGGATGTGGGATCAGGGAGTTCTGCCCGAACTGCCTATCCCAAGTGTTTGCTGTTTTTGTGTGGTTATCTTGAACACTACCATCATTTGCCGCGATCATGGCGCTGACGGCTGCGTAAATCCCATAATACCATGCAACGCTGGCAACACGCGCAATATCAGCCTGACACGGCACTTCTGCCAGTGCCTGCAATGCTGAAAGCTGATGCAGGGCAAGCAGTAAATGTTCAAAGACAGAATTTTCTTCAGAAGGACTCATTTTTCGTGGTTGCACGGATTTATAAAAATTTTTTGCCGACTGGAAATCGAGTTCTTCGTCCTCAATCAGTATCGCATATGCACGCATCCAATTTACGGTTGATGGCAAAGCATAAAGCGGGTTCGGGATGCCATCTGGCTCACTCACCGTGCCTTGCTCTATGAACCGCTGAAATAGTGAGAATTTTGACATGCTGCCCGAATGATAAGCGTTTTAGAAGAATAACTAAGCGTTAATTCTACACATATTACTGCAAGAGTCTTTGCGATTCTTAATCCAAAAAACAACCCTCAATAGAGCAACCTCATGGCTGATATAGTCCTACCTGTTGTTGGCGGCGTGACCGGCTTTGTGCTGGGTGGTCCGTCCGGCGCTGTGCTTGGCGCGAATCTCGGCGGCATGGCGGCGGGGATGTTTTTCCCGAAAACCCAGCGCGTGCAGCTGCCAGCACAGGAAGGACCGCGCCTTGCTGACCTCCGGGCGCAGGTTTCCACCTACGGCAACATGATTCCCAAGGTGTATGGCACGATGCGGCTGGCCGGTAACGTGATCTGGTCAACGGACATTAAGGAAGTTCGCACCGAAACCACCAGCACACAAACTTCCAGCGGCGGCGGTAAAGGTGGCGGCGGTGGCGGCAAAACCACCACGAGCCAAACCACGATCACCTATAATTATTTCGTCACACTGGCGATTGCCATTTGCGAGGGTCCGATTGATGAAGTCATCCGCGTATGGGCGGATAGCAAGGTGCTGACAGAAGACGTGCTATCGGCCTCCCAAGGCAAATACAACGTGCATTTCGGCGATGAAACACAGGGAGTGGATGACATCATCGCCAAATATCTGCCTGCGGGAACCATTCCCGCCTATCGTGGTCGCGCCTATGTGGTGATTGAGGATTTCCCGCTGGCCGAATACGGCAACCGTATCCCCAATTTTACGTTTGAGATTCGCCGCACGCTGAAATTCAGCCCCAGCGTTGAGGAAAAGGTTAAAGACATCGTGATGATTCCGGGTGCTGGCGAGTTCGTCTATGGCACGCAGAACACCACCAAGCAGGATGGCTATTTCGCCTATTTCGGCGGGGCGTTCACGCCCAGCGGCGAAAAGAAAACCCTCAACATGCACAATTACGATGGCAAGGCCGATGTGCTGGTGGCAATCGACCAGCTGATTAAAAACCTGCCGAACCTCGAATGGGTGGCGGTGGTGGTGACGTGGTTTGCCACCAGCACCGATGCCGGAGCCTGCACCATCATTCCCAAAGTGGAGTTCCAAGGCACAACGCAGGTGTTGCCGCAGGATTGGAGCGTGGCCGGTATCAGCCGTGCTTCCGCCTCCGTGGTGCTAAATTTCGGCGATGGGAAACCGACTTATGGCGGCACGCCCTCCGACCATACGGTGGTGCAAATCTGCGCGGAGCTGAAAGCCCGTGGCCTGAATGTGATGCTCTATCCCATGATTTTCGTGGATACCATCACGCCGGAGCCGAAGCCGTGGCGCGGTCGCATCGTTCCCGCCAATGCCACCGATGCGAATAACTGGTTCACCAAAACCAACGGCTATAACGCTTTCATCATGCACTATGCCAATTTGCTGAGTGGCGATGTGGATGCGTTTGTCATCGGCTCGGAGCTGGTGGGCATGACAGGTTACACGGATTCGCCGGGAAACTATCCGGCTGTTTCTAAGCTGGTGACGCTGGCCGGTAGTGTAAAAGCCGCGATGCCGGGAACCATCATCACCTATGCGGCGGATTGGAGTGAATATCATAGCCGTGGCGGGTGGTTTAACCTCGACCCGCTTTGGGCATCCTCCAATATCGACGTGGTGGGGATTGATAGCTATTTCCCGATTACGCCAGACCTGCCGCAGGTGCAGATTACCCCGGAGCTTATCAAAGAATACTGGGAAAAAGGCGAAGGCTGGGATTATTACTTCCTCGATTCCGTCGCACGCACCGGCCAGACCAGCTATGGCGGCAACGCGGCCTATGCGTGGAAAAACCTCGAATACTGGTGGAAGAACACGCACACCAACCCGAATGCGGTGACCACCGGCTGGACTTCCAAAATGAAGCCGGTCTGGTTTACGGAGTTCGGTTTCCCTAGCGTGGATGGATGCACCAATCAGCCCAACGTGTTCTATGACCCGACATCGAGCGAGAGTTTCTTCCCCCGTGCCAGCCGTGGCCGGGTGGATTTTCAGGCGCAGCGCGTGGCACTCGATGCGACGTTGGATTATCTGGAGGAGCGCAGGCTGGAAACCGGCAACGCCAACCTTGTGCCGCGCCGCTTTGTGTGGACGTGGGATGCGCGCCCGTTTTCCTTCTGGCCTGACTTGGAAAACGTCTGGCAGGATTCCATCCTTTGGGCGACCGGCCATTGGGTAAACGGCAAGCTGGGTGCATCAACGCTTGGCGCGGTGGTGGCGGAACTGTTCCAAGCCGCAGGCCTGACCGCCTCTGATTATGACGTAACGCGCCTCACTGCTACGCTGGAGGGGTATATCATCCAGCAGCCCATTACGGTGCGAAATGCCATTGAGCAGCTTACAGCCGCGTTCTTTTTCGATGTGGTGGAAAGCGATGGCATCCTGAAATGCGTGCCGCGTGGCAATGCCTCAATCAAGAACGTGCCGGAGGATGATTTAATCCCCGGCGGCAAGGGTGACGCGCAAAGCGTGCTGGAAATCAATTACGCGCAGGAATTGGAACTACCGCAGCGCGTGAACGTGACCTATATCGACCGGCCTTTCAATTATGACCCGGTGACGCAGACTTCCCAGCGTCAGGTGGTGAAAGCGGTCGATCAGGTGACTATGAACCTGCCGATTGTGATGGGTGCAACGCAGGCAAAGAAAGTGGCCGATGTCACGCTTTACGGCACATGGAAGGAGCGCATCAGCTTTTCCCTGAGCCTGCCGCCCAAATATGTGCGGATTGAGCCGACCGACATCATCACGGTGAACGTATCCGGCGTGGCGCATGAAATGCGTGTCGTCAAAACCGATATGGAGGCCAACGGCATGATGAAACTGAGTGCGGTGGCGGAAGACATCAGTTCGTATGATTTCTACTCGCCGCCCGGTGAAACCGGCAGCAACCTCCAGCCGCCCGTGCTAGTGCCGGGAACTCTGGTGCAATTCATTGATGCGCCGCCGCTGCCGGTGGACACAGTGCAGAACCAAGGCTTGTTGCGTATCGGCGTAGCGGCAGATGGTCCGAACTGGAACGGCGCGGCGATTTATCGCTCCGATGACGGTGGCGAGGATGGCGGCAACACCTTCAACGTACTGGCAGGCCTCGACGGTGCGGCCACATTCGGCGCTATTATCACCGACTTGGAGAATGGCACGGCGGTAACGTGGGACGAGTTCAACACGGTGGAAGTGCTGCTCAGTTCCGGCAGCCTTGCCAGTGTCAGCGAATTGGCCGTGTTCAACGGGGCGAACGCCGCATTGATTGGCGAGGAACTGGTGCAGTTTCAGAATGCCGTGCTGATCGGCGAGAACACATACCGCCTTTCCCGGCTTTTGCGGGGGCGGCAGGGTACGGAATGGGCGATGGGGTTACATGACCCCGGCGACCGCTTCGTTCTGCTTTCTCCGGCGCTTTATACGACCGCAATCGCTAACAACCTTATCGGGCGGGAACTGTATTACAAAACCGTCAGCGTCGGGAACTCGCTGGGCAACACCGACGAGATTGCCTTCACCTACACCGGCAAAAACCTGAAACCGTTCGCCCCGGTGCATGTTACCGGCGTGCGCGATGGTTCGGCCAACCTGACCATCAGCTGGGTGCGCCGCTCCCGCGTGGATGCGGAATGGCGCGACGGGGTGGACATTCCGCTGGGCGAGGAATCAGAACGCTATGAGGTGGAAATCTATAGCGGCCTGACACTCAAGCGAACCTTAACTGCCACCAGCCCGACGGTCGCCTACAGCGCCGCGCAGCAGGTAACGGATTTCGGTTCGGCACAAAGCAGCATGATCGTGAAAGTCTATCAGCTATCGGCGGTGGTTGGCCGGGGCTACCCGGCAGCAGCCAGCGTTTAACCCAACTTAATCGGAGAATCCTATGCCTCAGACATCACGTCTGGGCTTGCCGTATATTGTCACGAGCCAAGCCCAAAAAGAAGTGACGCACAACGCCTCGCTCGACATCCTCGATGCGCTGCTACAGGCCGCGATGGTCAGTGTCAGCGTCAACACGCCGCCCGGTTCGCCGGTGGCCGGTGATTGCTACATTGTCGGCGCTTCACCGACGGGCGCATGGACGGGTAAAGCAATGGCGCTGGCCTATTACACCACTGGCTGGAACTTCATCACCCCGTGGGAAGGCCTGACGGTGTGGGCGAAGGATGCCAATGCCCTCTACACCTATGATGGTACGAGCTGGGGCGTATCGGTGGCCACGCCGACATCGCTGCAAAACCTGTTCATGCTGGGCGTGAATACCACTGCGGATTCCACGAACAAGCTGGCGGTGGCGAGTGAAGCCATCCTGTTTAACCATGTCGGCGGCGATCTTCAGATTAAGCTGAACAAGAACGCTGCCGGGAACAAGGCTGGCTTCTTATTTCAAACTAACTGGTCAGCGCGTGCGGAATTCGGCCTGCTGGGGGATGACAACTTCACCCTGAAAGTGTCCCCGGATGGTTCGACGTTTTATGACTCCCTCAAAATGCTCGCCGGTAGCGGTCGTGCAGCACTGAAAGCAAACGGCTCCGGCCTGAGTGCGGCAGGCACAACGCAAGGCACTGCCACGGCCATCACCAAGCAAACCAACCAGTTCACCACCGTTGCCGCAAGTTCCGGCGCAATCCTGCCTTCGCCGGAGCAAGGCGAATTCATCTTTGTGGCCAATGCCGGGGCGAGTGCGATGAACGTCTATCCGGCCTCCGGCCACAGCATCAACGCGCTGGCGAATAATGCCGCGTTCTCGCTGGCGGTAGGGAAAAACGCCCTGTTTTGGGCAGCCACTTCCAGCAAGTGGTACGCGCTTCTGAGTGCCTAAATCCCCGCCGCCGCAAGGCGGTTTTTTTATGCCCGAACCAAAGGAGAAAACGACATGCCACCCACCGAAGAAAAAGACGTGCAGGCGCAGCTTGCCGTCATGAATACACAAATTCAAACGCTCACCAAAACCGTGGATGGGCTGGTGGAGGAAGTGAAGGCGCTCACCGCACTGGCAAATCAGGGCAAAGGCAGCCTTCGCACGTTGCTGATTGTCGGAGGGCTTTGGACTGGCGTTGTGGCCTTCCTCAGCTTTGTCGCCGGTAACCTGACTTGGAAATAACTTAACCAATGGAGAAACTTATGACGACGAAAGCCGAACATATCGACACGCTGGCACGCACCCTTTACGGCGAGGCCAAACCCCATGATATTCAGGATGCCACCGCCATCGCCTGCGTGGTAATGAACCGGGTCGCGCTCCCGAATTGGCCGGATGACGTGGAATCCGTGTGCATCCAGCCATATCAATTCAGTTGCTGGAATACGAGCGACCCAAACCGGGCGCGGATATTCAAGGCAAATGGCGCATGGTTCGATAAATGCGTGCAGATTGCCATGAAAGCGGTCGATCACCAGCTGGTTGACCCCACCAATGCCAGCACGCACTATCACACGCCTGCGGTAAAACCGGCATGGTCGCGGGGCAAGAAGCCGGTGTATTTCACCAGCGGCCATGTATTCTTTAACGACATCGACACCAAGCCGCCTGCAAGCGCCAAGGATGCGCTGAACCAGATTAAGCCTATCGGTAGCACGGACACGATGGTTGCCACCAAAATCGGCGGCGTAGCCAGCGTTGGCATCGGCGCGTTGTCACAGGTCATCGAAACGCTGGAACCCGCCATGCCGCTTGCAACGACGCTGGCGCAGGCCGCGCCGTGGGCTATCGTCGCGGTGTTGGCAATGGTGCTGCTCTATATCGCATGGAGCCGTTACCAAGCCCGGAAGGAAGGCAAAATATGA